AGCAGGGGTAAGAACGAGATTAAGTCACAACTAACCCCACTTTAATACATTAAAGTATGAAAGTATTCTTGTTCATATTTTATTCATAATTTGTTAATAAATCGTTTACAATTTATTCACAGTTTGTTAACACATGCTGCCGGGCTGTATGCTATAATATAGACAGAAAAAAGGAAAGGAAGTAAAAACAAATGAAAAGAACAATTTATGAAGTATGGGCAAAGACCTACAGCGAAGAACTACAAGAGACGATAATGGTTATCAAAGCGAAATTTTACAAGATAACAGATGCTCAGTTGTTCGTGAAAGCCTATGAAGATGCCTACATGATGAAAGCTGTAATAATCGAAACGGAAACTTTCTAAACAGTCGAAACGGGCACAAACGCCCGTATGCAACGGTTGGCGGCGTTGCACTGATGATGACACGCCGGAAAGGAAAATGCAAAATGAAAACCAAGACAACGAAAAAAGCAATCATGAGCGCATATCGCAACGTTATCAAAGTTGGCTACTGCGACATGCAAGACGCTTTAAAATGGCGTGAACCGAATTTCTACACCGCGGGGGTGTACGGTTGGAACGCTGACGTTTATGTAATTGATTACGATACCGTAATTGTAACCGGGTACAGACCTTTTGGAAACGTGGAACTTCCGCGGGAAGTCATTGATACACTGAACAAATGCGCGAAAAGCATAACGCGCTATCTTAACTACGACTTAGCAAAAATCTACTTAAAAAATAATCTTGATGAGTTGGTTAGTGAGATAGAATACGATTTCGACAGTTACACCTTTGCAAGCGCGAATGAAAACTTTGAAATCAAAAGAAAGTAAAATGTTCACAAATTGTTCATAAATAGTTCATACGGTGTTTACAAACGTAAAGTATACTATAATCAGAAAAAAGGAAAGAGAGGAAAACAAAATGAAGGTTTATAAAACAAAAGTAATCGTTAAAGATGCAAGCGGGAACAGTATTTACAGGAAATTAAGTTACGAGGAACTTGTAGAGCAAATAAAACGTTTTAGCACACGTTTAAACCGTTTTAACGTTGTGTCGTATCTCATAGGGTATAACGGGGCTATAACAGAAGACGACCTACACGTGGTGATAAGGCAGGTCATAAAAAGGAGGTGAAAACCATGAAACCAAACTGGACAGACCTATTCAAAGCAAACCTTGTAAAGACCGCATGGGCAGACAACGCCAAGGAAACCGAAATACCATTTATAGTACATGCAATAGATACTTGCATCGGAACAAACTGGAGAAAGGACGGAAACAACGATGAACAGTTATTTAGTAACGGTGACCGTAGCAGACCCGGACACCGGAAAATATAACATTGAAATACCGGTGCAAGCAAAGACAGCGGCACAAGCAAAACGCATAGCGTACAAAGCCGCAAGGTGGAGGGGCGCTTGCTATATCACAGATTTAACAGCAGAAAGGCAGTATAACGATGAACATTGAGCGGAACACGCGAACGTGCGAAGAAATCGAAAAAACTTGTTGTCGATTAGAGTTAGCTTTTAAGGTGGTAGAAACATTATGATTATTGTATTATGTTTGAGCATAATAGCGGGTACGCTGCTTTGTGGAATTGCTCAACTGCTCGAATGGATTGACCGCACGTACAACGATTACAAGTTGTTAAAGACAGTAGAAAGGTGGTGGAAGTTATGACGTATATGGACTTGCAAGCATTGCGGCATTATGTACGCCAGGCACAAAAGATAATATATGAAACTCGTAGCTGTAGCATTATCAGGTGTGATAAATGCGAATGCGCTTACATTTGCGAATTAACAAATTGCTTGCTAAAGTTTATACAGCACGAGATAAAGCGATACGACGCGAAAGGAGAATTGAAAGATGATAACAATTAGCACCCGCGATTACACTACGGAACAACTAAAAGACCTGGCATATGGTTTGTCGATGGCACAGGACAAAATTTTTGAGCGTTGCAAATGCGAATACGAGCTATTTTGTGTCAGAGAGCGCAAAGCCTATGCGATATGTAATGACCTTTTTTAACGCATGGCGTTACTTGTACGATACGATAAGGGAGCGTGAAGCACTTGAATTACATCGAGATACGCAAGAAAGTAAATGAAACCACCCCGCGCGGCGCGTACAGGAGCGCCGTAAAGCTATACGCAATAGACATTTTGAACAGGTTAGGCGACGCAGAAGCCCCAGACACATTGTCCGAACTCCACAGCGAATTGCTCGATGGTTGCCTAAACTGGATTGAATACAGCTATTGCGGCAAGGCGCTTGCAGACAGCTACAGCATAGCGGGGCGTACTTGCAGTCCTACAACCTTAAAGCGTTTACACGCTGGGGCAAAACAACCTGTAGGTTTCGGAACATGGCTTGATTATCAAGCAAGCGCCCTAAAGCAAGCCGAAAAGTTGATTATACAAAAATATTGTGAGGTTAAAAACGAACACAAATAAAAACAAGGCTCGAATACCACTACGGTACTCGAGCCAATGTTATTATATATTATTTATAGTGTCCATTCTCCAGAATCGTGTCCCCACGTGGGCGGGTTGACCTGTTGCGACGCAATAGCCGAAAATAGCATTGAGTTATCAGACACGAAACCAACCGACCCGTTGTTTTTAAAGAACAGCTGTGCGCTTCCAAAACCGCTATTGTCACCGGGACCCGGTGCCCAAAGCAAACCCGTAATAAGTTTGTCATTTGTAGGAGCGCCGTTATTCTCATCGCCAGAAGCGGAGACATAGGAAGTACGCGGCATGAGTTCAAATTTAAATGTATTTTGCGTTGTAGCGCCTAACAGCGTTGTCACGTCCCTTGTAAAATTGCTTGGAAGCACCAACCGTTCGCGCCAGTTACCCGACACGGCAACGGAGCTATCTTGCCCATACACACGCATAACACCGTAACAAATAACAGTGGTATCGGCAGAGGACGGAAAAGAAAGCATATCCAAAATAGCTTTTTTATAGTAGTGTGTGCCTGTCAGTGTGAAAGACTTATAATCAAACTTAGGATATGTTTTAACCATATTCTCGAGAGCCTCTACACGTGTAGTCAAAGAACGTATATTGGAATTGATGCTCGTAATCTGCCCGTCAACGTCGGCTTTCCACTGGTTGTACTGGTTGGTAAAATCAGTTTTCCACGTATTGAAGTCGTTGTTGGTGTTCGTGGTGTACGTGTTGAACATCTGGTCAATGCGTGTGTTAGCATTGGTTACAAAATCTTCAAACTTTTTGTTTAAATTATTTGTAGTATTTGTAGCGTACTCGTTAAACCACTGCTGTAAAGTAGTGTTCGTATCGTTTTTATACTGTTCAAACTTATTCCAAAGTTCTTTCGTCAAGTCGTCAAAGTGCTGTTCCATGTGCGCTTCAAACCTTGCGATTTCAGCGTTCACCCAGTCCTGCAAGTCTTTATAGGCTTTGTGCAAAGCGTCAATGTTATCCTGCATCTTCTCGAGTTCCTCAAGCATCTTGTTAAGGAACGCCGCCAGCTTGCACAACACCTCATAATAACTCAAACTCTGGTCATAGACGGCGGGAAGAACTTTCTGACACCAAAAGCGCAGATACGGAATGCCGTCATACTTCTTTAAAATCGGGTCAAAGTTAGCGGGTGTAAATTTGTTATCGTTCGGCATACTATACCACCTTTCTTATTCCCACAAACCGAAGAACAAGTCTTCCAGTTCGTGCAATACCATGTTGTCAACACTTTCATAATTTTTATACATTTTAGTCATTTCAGCGAAGTACGCGTCTCCACTGCTTCGACCTGTATAAGTATATTCCGTGTTGCGTTTACCGTCCTGTGTGCTTTGTGCTGTGCCGTCGGTTGATGCTTCGCTTGTTGTCTTTGTCGCGCTTGTCAGATACTTATCAGTGTCTAACCCCTCAATACCACCTTGCGGAGTTTCGTTGAACTTGTTCCAACCTGTGCTTTGACTTTCGCCATGCGACGTTCCATTATCGGCAGTATGTGACGTATCTTCGCCCACTGTGGTATGTTTGATGTTATCAAACGGGTTCGCAAGTTCCTCCTGCTTGTACAGCATGTTATACTTCGGCATAATCGCGACAAGCCGTTCCCTAAGATGCAGTTTCCATAGTGCATACGTTTCATACGCTATTTCACGGGTATAATAGTGGAGTAGGATAAGTTTGCACAGGTGTTCACGATAACTTTCTTTCCAGATAGGAAAATCAAAATCGAAAATGTGTTCATAACCTGCTTGCAAAGCTTTCTCAACGTCACCATAGCCGCTGTGTTCGTACTCAACCTGCCAGTTCAATTCAGGAACAAAACTTTCGCAAATCCAACGGACTTCTGTTGTAAATTTACTCATTGTTTTCTTCCTTTCTTTCCTTTTCTTCGGTCTGCTTTTGATACATCACATCATCTGCATCTTCAAGAATCAGACGGTCATCGTAATCTTCCTTATACTCACACCATACATTCAGGTTAAACAGACTATTGATTTTTTCGCAAGCCTTTTGCCGCTCATTCAAGCGGTTATATCTTGCCGCAATAGTGCCGCCCATGTTGCGCGATACTTCATCTGTAATCAAGCGCTCTTTCTTCTGCAACGACGTGTTTGAAATGCCAAGGTAGGTCAAAGCTTCGTTAAAAATCTGTGTTTTGATTTCATACAATTTGTCTGCAACGTATGGCGCGTCGGTCTTTAGCACTGTAAAGTCATTGATAGATAAATTCTTGTCACCAAAAATAAACGGCTGATTTCCGTCATACTTCATGTATAAGTTTTTCATCGTCAAGCGTTTGCTTTCATCTGCCAAAATCAAAATCGGGGTTTTCTGCGCATTGATATTTATATCTATGATTTCATCAATCTTTCCGAGCCTGTCCGCAAATGATACCAACTGCATCAGAGACGGGGTACGGAGATAATTGTTATAAATCATCACGCCTGTTTCTTGTGTCAATGGGTATCTGTAGTTGTTATACAAGCTACGCGCAGTGAACTGTAACGGCTGTCCATACACATCATACCCGCTTGTGCTGACGTTTACGGGTAACGTCATGTACATGTCGAGTGCGTCATCTTTGAAGAACACCGCGCGTCCGTTACCCAGAAGCGCAAGTTCAAGTGTTCGCACGTCGCATGTTTCGGGAAGACCTGTCCAGTCAAACATGGACGCGGAAAGTTCCACAAGCCTTGCAAGGTACAAATCATTGTTGAGCCTGTTTTCAAAAGCTGTGCTCCAAAACATGCGGTCTTGTGTACCGCCGTAATGCTTTGCTCTCAAACTGCTTGCCATGTCATATCACCTCTTTTAAATTGAATTGTCAAGCGTATAATTGCCGACTTCATCGCCATTGCGCCAGAACGTAACACCATTGTTATAGATGTTACAGATCATTTCTTCATCGTCTCCGGGACAATTTGCGTTAATCGTGCAAGCGTTGGTCTTAGTGTATGTCCAGTGTGGGCGAACGTTGCGGTTAGGAATTTTAACTTCATTGCACTTATAGCCCCACCGGTCAAAGTAACCGTCAATGATTTTAGCATACTCGGCTTTAATACACATCTGATACGCGATAGGTCTTAAATTGTCACTTGCGGCGGCGGTTGAAGTAGCGTTAGCAAGTCCTTGTACTGTGTTAGGCGTGTTGTCCAAATCCGCTTGTTTTGCCTGCTGTGCTTCCTCATAACTGTGTTGATTTAAAAGACCTGACCCAACACTATTTATTAAGCCAAGACCCACTGATATAGCACCGTCATCCGCGTGATTGATAGTGTTTAACACACCACCAACAAATGCTTTTTGTGCTATATCATGATAGCCAAAAGCAATTTGATTAGAGTTTAGCGCCAAGTAAGCGGCAAGTACATCACCAAGGAACGGTACAGGTGGATAACCTGTAATCGTTAATCCCTCTGTATACAATTCCTTTTGGTTTTTATAGTTCATCGGTAAAATTGTCACTTGTGGATTATTAAAACCTGTGGCGTACACTTTAAACTTAACAATAGGTTGTATAACACCCTCTATTTTGTTAAAATCTTCATAGCGATATTCGCGCATGTCACCCGAATTATTTGTGATACGCAAATAATTATACGGGTACGTGTATAGTTTTTTGTTATGGGGTGTATAGCCATTTAACGCACCGTCCACTTTAGCAAGTACACTTACTTCTTGTTCTGCAACCGTTTCTGGTGGTAACGAACCTTCTTTCAAAATGGAAATGCTTGAAACCTTGTCACACATGAAGAGCGGACACGTATACACACTTTGTATAGCGCTTTGTTTACCGTCTGTTATATATCTTTGCAAATCCATCATAACGCCAGTGGTTATTGAAGTTATTTTAAAATCATCGCCCACGTTGTAGGCGCTACACCTAACGTGCATGTTACATGGCACACCATAAGCGGTTGTTTGTGCGGAGTTGTTGCCAGAAGTGGAAGGCGCTTCGGACGCGGCATAGATAATACCTTTAGCGCTAAAAATGTCCGTTGCATCGTCCGACACCCTGTTTGCAACTAACGTGGGTACTATTTCGCCGTAACCGATATTTTCTGGGACAGTGTGTTTAAAGACCGTATCATCTGCTACATGCTCTCTATCAACAAAACAGGCTTGCAACGTGTAATCAAAAAACCATGTTTGCATAACATCAAGGGTGAATGTTACTTCACATGTGACGCTATTGACAAACTCTACGCTGTCAATAAACGCGTAAAACCACTTGTTGTTATAGGCGGTGTTCTGGTACATGATATAATTGCAATTATACAATTCATCTGCGGAACACTCCACACGCATCCACCCGCGTTTTTCACGCTGATATGAAACACCCATAAAGGTCTTTTTTACGTGCTTTTTAAAATAATTATACTGCGCGTTAGCATCATCAAAATAAATTGTGTGCTGATAGTTCTTATTGATTGGAATACCACTTAAAATATATACGGTGCTGTTTGGCACAATGTACATAATATTATACACCTCTTATATAAGTCTTAACCCTCTGTTACCAGAGGGCTTTGACTTACATTGAATTAGTTTACTGTACGGTAATCTCGCACTGGCCGCTCTTTGTGGTATTGAACTTAGAGGTCGCAGTGATGTTCGCCGTGCCTCTTGCGGTCGGGTCAACCTTAACCACGCCGGACGCAGACACCGTAACGAGCGGGTTGTCACTTGTCCACGTAACCGCCTGCGGCGCAAAATTGGTCGTTGCGACTTTCGCGGTCAAAGTAAGCACCTGACCTGCGGACACCGTAGCCGTAGCCGGGGACACCGTAACGCCTGTGACAGTCGGGGTGTTCGGGATAAACGCGATAGCGTTCGCGAATGGGGACACGCTGAACAGCTTCCAGACGTGAAGATAGTGGTTCCAGTAAAGACCCTGTACGTTCTCGAGGTCACGGAACTGCTGGAGCTTATCGTAAATTACGAAATAGTCACGGTCAACAAGGACGGCAGGAATTTCGTTGAGTGCTTCCAGTTCGTTCGTGCTGTACTCATAGTAGTTCGGGTCGCCCTTAAAGAGTTCACCAAGGCGCTTTACATTGAGTTTGCCGAAACCATCGACAAGAACGATATGCCCGAGAAGTTCGGCTTCGGACATGTTGAACGCACGTGCAAGGTTCTTAACACTCTGGGTTGCATCGAACGCGGTGTTGATAATGATATACTGGTCATCACGCAGGGTGTGCGTGGTCACGCCCGCAAGGTTGTATTCGTCAGACATAAACAGCAGGTCATTGGACGCTTTACGCATTGCAACGGTTGCGTCATCAATGTTACTTGTATTGATTGTCTGAACGCTAATCTGACCGCGGGATAGGTTACGCGCAAGCATGTATTTCATGACGAGGAATTCGTCATTTTCCATAGCGGTGTAAAGCTGTTCCGTAATCTTCGCAACGAGGTTATACACACCGTCTTCGGACAGGAACGCAAGGCGCAAATCCTGTTCTTCGGTCGTAGTCTTGTAGAACTTCTGGAAGTTCATGACATGGAACGCGGACTGCACGTCCGGGATTTCACGCTTGAACAGTTCGTTTTCCGCAACGGCGGGGTCATACTGGAACGGTCGCGCCATGGCTACGAATACTTCTTCAACCGTTTCGCCAAAGTCAAGGAAACCTTTCTTAAACATCGCCCACGGGTTAGAGTAGGACTTAGACGTGATAATAACTTTGCCGATACGGTTTACGAGCGCGGAAAGAAATTCATTCTGGAGCGCGGGCATGTCCATGATAATTGCGCCAATTTCGCGAATGCTGTCTGCATCCGGGGTCACAACCGGGACATAGTTACGGTAATTGATAGACGCAGAATTGCGGATTGCATTCAACACGTCTGCGGAACTGTTTGTAAGCGTTTTTACTTTCGGCTTAGTTGCCATTGAAAATCATCCTTTCTTATTTGAATAAATCGTTGAACGTGATATGTTCTGCACGTTCGGTTGCATCTACCCCATACAGGGACTGCGTTGCGGGTTCGTCGGGTTTACTGCCCTCTGGTTTACCCTCAAAGAAACGGCTTGTATATTTTTCGCGCCATTCTTTATCCTTTTTTGCTGTTGCTTCTTCTGCCGCGGTCAGTCTGGTACTAAAATCGTTAAACGTGTCCGCAACGTCTTCTGCAATTTCTAACATTCTATCGGGTGTAAAATCGCCCGACGCGAACATTTCTTTAAATTCTTCAAGATTTTTTACTGCCATTTTAAATCATTCTCTTTCTGTACCCAAGGCACATCATCCATATAGGCATGGATTTTCGTTTCGTTGGTGTTGGTGGTGTTGGTGGTGTATCAGGGTCATATTGTCCAAGGTAGTTATACCAATATCGCGCCGCCTTTTGACGGTCTGCACGTGTTGCTTCTGGGTCTGCGGGGCGTTCGTATGTGTCCAGAAACACGCTTGCAAGATATTCAGGAGACTGCGTAGACGCTTTAAATTCTGCGTAACTCATGTTATACGGACTAACAGGATACCACAGGTTTGTAGCGTTACTCAAAAAGTAGCATTGCGCTGTACCGTCATCGGGACTGCCCATCACATCGCTAAAGTGTGGCGCATACCCGGGGGACGACTTTGCAATATCTGCATCAATATATTTTTGAGGCGGAGTAAACTGTACCAAACCATAACCAATGTCGTCCTTTCTATAATCCGTTGACGGTAGGGGTTCATCCCAACCCCACCGCCACGGATTGTACCCGCTCTCCCATTCCATGTTTCCAAGGACGGCAGAAACGGAATTTAATGTCCACCCGAGGGACTGCACCAAAGCCTTGTAAATCATGACAGCGTTGTCTTGCGCTTCTGAACTCTCACGGGAGTAACCGTACAAGTTTTTTGCATGCCATGTCGCGTCGGGTAAAGGTGGTTTCGGTTGCGGTGTGCTTGCGTCCCACGTAACGTTATACGTGCCTACACCGTTCGGTATACGCAAGATGCTTGACGGGTCTTTTCTGTAAGCGGTTGTTTGTCCGCCGTCCCAGTATTCCCAGTGGGTGTGTGTACCAGTGACGTTGCCCGTCTGACCTTGCGTCCCGATAAACTGACCTTGTGCAATGCTGTCACCCTCTGACCAAATCTGTGACGCAAAGTGTGCCGCAAGCCAATACTTGTTCGGCTCAAACTCAACAAGTATCATGTTGCCCCATGACATGTTGCCTGTTATGGTACTGCCGTCCCACACCTGCGCCCATACAACCTTTCCGGCTAATGGTGCATACGCTTTGTAGTTGTCGTGCACGGTATCAATGCCGCCATGCTCACCACCGCCGTCATAGTACGGATAACCCGCGCTTTCATAGATTGTCTTTTGGTCTGTTATACATTGCTTATAGGTTGCCATATTAAATCAAGCTTTCAACTTCATTTGCAAGGACTTCAATCTGCTCGAGTTTCGTTCTAATTAAATCCTTGTTGTCACTTTTCTTTTTGTAGCCGTTCAAGCCTTTCGCCTTAATCTGGGACGGGTAATCGTAGTACGCATAGTCCGCGTCCACTTTACCCGAGACACCATTTACGGTATAACTGTTTGTATACTGCCAGATACCCGCGTTTTCGTATTGACAAACGTCGTTCCACTGGGCACACCAAACGGCGTACCGGGATAGTTTCGACATGTCGAGACGGTCTGAAAGGTAATACAAAGACGCATAAATTCCGACCCAATAGCCGTTGCTTTCCACGGTGCTAAGGATTTTAGCCGCAATGTCGCTGTATTTTGTTTTACCAAGCTTTCTTGCAATGCTGTCTTCCTCAAGGTCAATATACACAGGATAATCAAACTGTTTACCCTTTAAAGCTTTGATAAAGCTTGCGGATTCATCTGCCGCCATGTTAGCGTTTTCGGCGTAGCTGTACCAATATGCACCCACGCCAAGCCCTGAGGCTTTCGCTTTTTTGTAGTATTCTTCAAACCTTGCGTCGTACTGTTCGGGGTATCGGTTTGCACTGCCGTAACCTGCACGGAGTAAAACAAAGTCAATGCCCGAGGATTTTAGTTTTGCGAAGTCAACTGTGCTTTGATGTTCCGATAGGTCGATGCCTTTTGAAAATATTTTACTCATCGAACACGTGCCCCTTTCTGAGTTACACGTAAAACAGAATCGTCGATATCATCGAAGTCTTCAAAACTTAGTGTTTCAAAGCCATTATAAGGAAGAGCTAACTTGAATTGTTGCATAATTTCGCCTGCAGTACCAGCGTATACTGTTATCATACCTGTAAATAAGTCGATTGATACAGTGTTTGTGGTTTTATTAAGTGATAGGGTGTAAACCTGGTCACGTCCGGCTCCATGAAGGGTTATTTTAGGTTTATGTATTGTTGGTTCTGTTGATAAGGGGTAACTAAAAGAAGTATGGTAAAATAGTACACCGTCTTCTATGTTTATAGTTTGTTTGCCTGCACCTTTAGGCAATTCTACGTGCACGAAAGTTGGCGTTTTTGTTACGAGTTTTAAGTTGTCCGTTTTACTTTCCAGAGCGCCAACCCTACCGTCAAGCGCCGACACAGCCGACGTTATAACACCAAACAAGGCGTTATCATAATTGTAAGGTGGCGGCAATACTTCGAACTGTAAGGCGACGCGCATACTGGGATATTTTGGCTTGAAAATAACGTCTTTAATTCCCGTTGTTCCGGGGGGTAAAACAAAATAAAACCGCACACCATTATACGGGTTTGCTGCGTCAGGCAATTTTAGGGTTGAAAAGGGTTCTACTGTTGCACCCTCATTTGTGATAACTTCAAAAACAAGATCTCCAATGGGCACAACCATTTCAACGACGGGAATAACGTTATATGAACGTTTGTCAATAACAGTTTGTCTCTTTGCGACATACCCCAAAGGAACTTTAATAACGTCATCACATGTCAAAACACCTGCGTCTGTGATACGTATCGGGTATACACCTTGCACACTGATAAACGTATCAATTTTCAGAGCACCCTTCCTCATAGTTCTTCACCCTCTTTCTGTACGCACATCTTGTCGCAAAGCCTTTGCATGATGAGCGTGTTGTTGTTGAGCGCGTCAGTCAATTTCTGCACTTCGTTCCTGTGCATTTCCTCAATCTTATTGATATACCAAAAGCAAATAAGGCAAACAGCAATAGGAAAACCAAGAGAAGAAACAACCTGCACAATAGCGGTTACGTCCATAAAGTTTCAATCCTTTCTGTTGTATTTACCACCTTTTATACTTATAGTATAGCACAAAAGGGTTGACTTGTCAATATACTTGTGGTATAATTTAATTAGAAGATAATACACGGAGTTGAAATATAGTGCCAAAATCGAATTATTACGACGGAACAAAGCTATTGTCATTAAAGGATATAAACGGCAAAACACCCGAGGTGTTCATGTGTACCTCTAACCGTAGCGCAGGTAAAACAACCTATTTTAATAGACTTGTGGTAAACAGGTTTATTAAACGTGGAGAAAAGTTCGCGTTGCTGTATCGCTTCAACTATGAGTTAGACGGCTGTGACGAAAAGTTCTTCAAGGATATAAAAGAATTATTCTTCCCCGAATACGATATGACCGCCGCAAAGAAGATGAAAGGCATATACCAAGAGTTGTACCTAAACGAAGAACCGTGCGGCTACGCAATTTCCATCAATTCAGCCGACCAATTAAAGCGCAATTCACATTTGTTCAGTGACATTGGCAATATTATATTCGACGAGTTTCAATCTGAGCAGAACCACTACTGCGACAAAGAGGTTGAAAAGTTTATCTCTATTCACAATTCTATTGCGCGTGGACGTAGCAAGCAATCCCGATACGTGCCCGTATATATGATTTCCAACCCTGTAACGATACTTAACCCGTATTATGTTGCAATGGATATTTCAACACGACTTCAAAAGGACACGCATTTTTTGCGTGGAGACGGTTTCGTTCTGGAGCAGGGCTACAACGAAACAGCGGCTAAAGCTTTAAAATCAAGTGCTTTTAACCGCGCGTTTGGCTCGAGCGATTATATCGCATATAGCGCCGAGGGTGTGTATTTACAAGATGACCTCTCATTTGTCGATACGCCGACGGGTCGCGGAAAGTATGTCGCAACAATACGCTATGCGGGTATTGACTATGGCGTTCGGGAGTACCCCGAATTAGGTATAGTGTTCTGTGACAAAAGCGTTGATTATCAATATCCGCTCAAAATCACAGTGGACACCGCAGACCATAAATTAAATTATGTTATGGTGTCAAGTAACTTTATACTAATTCAAAAGCTTCGCTACTACTTCGAGCACGGTTGCATGAGATTCAAAGACCTGCAAGCAAAAGAAGCGATACTAAAAGCGCTTTCATTCTAATTTTGTATTCTGCGTTCGTTCTGCACATCGACCTGCACGGGTGACACGGTTGAAAGATGCCGCCGTGACAAGGCTATGAACGGTCAATTCCTTTGTGTAGACGTGCGTTTAAGAATAACAAAATCCCTTAGAGTTTTTTCATGCTCTAAGGGATTTTACTTTTAATGCATTTCAAATGTCGTGTCAGCTAAGATAACACCACCTTTAATGCGCTTTTGAGAAAGTTTACCCGGTATCATAATGCCAGGTACAAAGTCGGATATGCTACGAGGTTCACGGATAAATTCGAGTTCTTCGGGTGTGTAGTTTTCTGGGTTATTCTCTGTGTCGTAATCCTGTTCTACGGAATGTATAAACAGTTGTTTAACGGTTTTGTTTGCACCCGCGCATGTCACTATATAATACGGGGTTTCAATCGGTTCGCCGTCCTCATGTGTTACGTGTTCAATGTAAGTTTTCTGACGCGTGAAAAATCCAACGTCCCAGTTGGTTTCATTCTTCCAGCAACCATAATTTCGCGGGTGTATCGTGACACCTTTTATCTTGTCTAACGGTAAGTCGAGATGCAAGCTGTCTGTGTCTGCGTAGATAAAGCCGGGGTTATCAACACCGTAATAATTCTGCTGTGCGGCAGTAATTGTAAAGTTTCGTGCGTAACTGGTAATCGCCGCGCCACATGCAATGTAGCCCGGTGTCTTTTCGTTTTCTGCCACGGTAAAGAAGCCCACCACGCCGTTAGGCTTGAGCATAGCAACCTTGTAAGAACTTATAGTAGATGCCGCTTGTTTTCCATATAGGTTGTTATTGTATAATTTTGCTACGGTTCTAATTCCTTTATTAGGAGCGTTAATTTTCATTTCACGATATTTGTTTAAGTATTTGTCATAGATGCCTTGTTGCGCTTCGAAATAACATCCGTCCAAAATTTTGGGGTCAATTACAATGTAATGCTTTTTAAACAGTTCGTAATCTGTCATGGTCATTGTCATAGTCACATACGTGTCATGCTTCTTGCCGCATTGGTCTACCCATTCGGACACGTAGCGCTTTTGGTTTTCGTCCCATACATCGGACGTGGTTAAACTTTCGTTTTGTCTGTAATGCAGGTTTTTCTTTAGCTGTATAAAAGGGAGATACCCAACCTTTAGTCTAAAACGACAACGCAGACGCACGTAGTAATACAGACCTACTAAAGGGTTATGCAACTTTAATAGTTCCTGTCTTTCCGCTTCTACTGCCTTTAAACCCTCTGCGCCGCTGAAAAATTCAGGTTTACCTATAGGGTAATAGTTACCACTGTCACTGTGCATCATGGACGGGTAAAGGGAGTTTACGTCAAGCGTTAAACCATTTTTATGTACCTTGCATTGTTTGCCTTGCACAACGTGACACCACCCGCCACGGTATGCCTTGCGTATGTATTCATCTGCATTTGTAGCGCCGTAGCGCTCGGTGTCAAGCGGAATGTCATAGAGGTTTGGGAACATGTCTTGATAAACAAAACGGTTATAGCCGGACTTAAACTCACTCATACAGCAAGCACCTATTGTAAGTTTTTTGTGTCCGTCTGCAAACATAAATTCTATGGCTTCCTTAACGACAAGCACGTCGTTTTTGATATAATGTTCTTCATCAGGGGTAATATTATACCCCGCGTGACGTTCACCCTTGTATTCAATCGTGCTTTTACGGTGTTTTGTATTAAAGCTTATTCCCATGTCTGCGACGGAGAGGGGGATAAGCTTGTAACTGTCACGAAACTCTATAAGGCTTCTATGGGTTTTAACAGTCATCGTGTACCATTGACCCATATCGGATATGCTGTACTTAAAAGTGTTAGGTTGCATGTCGTTTGTTTCGTAAAACATAGTGTGTTCAACTTTGCCGTCGGGTGTGTAGGTTGCTTGTGCGTAGTCGTCGCGCTTCAATAAGTAGTCGAGAATGTAAGAAAAGTCAAACGCGCCGTTGTGAAAATACACAATGTTCTTGCCTTTTAACTGCTCTACCCAATCCCAGTATTTATCTATTGAGTTCACAACGAGTACATCTTCTGTATGTATTTTAACACATGCCGCCGCCCAAACTTCCGTGTCAGTTTGCCCGTCGTATACGCTTGTCTCAAAATCACATACGTAATAATTCATGCTTGCACGTCTCCAAACGCTTCATTTAGTTTCATCATTTCTTCTACACCTGCTTCGCGGTGTTCGTAAAAGTTGCCCAGCCAACGTCCCGCCGCGTTAACGTCGTTCGCTTCCTGCGACGTTAATATTCCTGCGGCAACACCTATTTCATTCAGCATGTACGCGAATACGGTGTCACCCTCATTTTTGCCGTAACGGTTTTGCAGGTGGTTACGTTCTTCCTTTAGGTTGTCCAATATATATTCCATACCTGCGTGTTTCTTTTTGTCTGTTACCCATCGTGCATTCGCTTCAACAAAATACGCGAACGCAAGGTCAGCTTCATTTATATTAGCTATGGGTGCATTGTTAAGCGAAAGAACTATATTGCTTTCAACACCTGTTGAACTTGTAACTGTAAATTGCGTAAATCCTAACTTGTTAAACTGCGCTTTTGCGTCTTTGGGTATGTCGGCAAACGGAATAGCTTCGCCGTTCTGCGCTTCTGCATATAACACACTATCCGTAATGTCTTTAAGTTCTTGCTTTAATTTATCGAGCATTTTCTTCGTTATTCTTTCGGGACGTTCAAAATCGCTAAATAAATCTTTAGATTGATACTGGGATTTATAGCCTTTTCTTAAATAACGATTAAAGCGTTGTCTTGCGTTTGTAAATAAGCGCTTATATTCTGCTTGATTGGGTGTCAGTTTTTTTGATGATTTTTTAGCCATGTTTTACCCTCTTTTCTATTGACAAAATAATACCGTTATGGTATAATAAAGTGTAAAGATAAAAAGAACCGATGACGAATTTTTTTTTTCGTCATCGGTTCAATCGGGAGGTTTACTGCCATGTCAGCGGCAGTTAAGGAAAGGAGAAATCTTATTGTTTATTTGATATGGTCTACGAGTTCCGCGTTCTCGATAAAATCCTTGACGGACATTTCGTAGCGGTTTTCTTCGATAGATTCAATGTTGACGAGAGTTACAATGCGCCCAGTCTCTTTGTTGTCGTGGTCACGGTGCAACTTCTTAGTCAGCGCGTAGAGAGTGGGAGCGCCTTCGCACACGTCGGTGAAATGATAATCAACACCGTTTTCGTTAACCGTGTAGGTGTATGTCGTGGTCTGAACAGTTCTACGAATATACTTCATTATCATCCACCTGCCTTTGCTACAGGGCGGCAACCGAGGAAGTTACGACCTTTGTAGTTCTGGGACGGCTTTGCGAAACACTCGATTTCCATGCCGTCACTTGCGTCGAACGTGCCCACAATGTCGAGGAAAGACTGAGTGAACGACTGGGATCCTGTGTGATATAGAACGCCGTCTGCGATAATGACAAGCTTGTCGTATTCCTTGTCCTGACCGGGTTTCGGGTTGTCGTTCACAGTGTGAACCATTGCCCATGCGTCCGGGTAAGAAAGAACGAGTTTTCCGCATTCTTCGATAGCCTTTTCAAGGTTCTCGCCGTTGGAGTAGTTGAGAATGTTGTATCTGTCCATTTTGTTTAGTTCTGTGGAGTTAGTAATGGTGTTAGTAAGCATAGTTTTTTGTCCTTTCAAGTTGTATTTTGTTATAATAGAGAATATGGAGAGAGTATGGAAACTGACAATGAAATTACGCAGAAAGGAGTTTTTTACCTTTCTTAAATATTCTTTTGTAATCGTCTGAAACTTCGTTGCAACTTGTGTTCTTCTTGATTACGTATATATCTTAACACATGTTGAGCTAAATGTCAATAGGTTTTTCAAAGTTTTTTGAAAATATTTTTGGGGTGTTTATTGCTTTAGTATGTGTTAGTAAATGACTGTTAGTCAGTTTGTGTGCGCGTGACGTGTTGTGGCGTGGTTACGTGTTGCTCCGGGTTCCGTCCGCGGGTTTCATCCGTGTCACGCGTTCGCCGGGTTCCGTCCGCGGGTTACCCGCACGGGTTGCGCAAGCACCGGGTTCCGTCCGCGGAGCGGAGCAGAGCGACGCGGACGGCGGCAGGTAATCACGTGATTATGTGAACTGTTTCTGAATTAGTTCACTTTGCTCGTATAGATTGCAGTTAGTTGTGACTTAATCTCGTTCTTACCCCTGCT